GAACGAGCAAATTCTGCATCGTCTGTGGCAACAGAGTTATTTATGGCTACTATTTCTTGTGGAGTTTCCTCTGGAACTATTGTTTCCAGATCGAATACTTCAGATAGTTTTTCGTTGGTCTTGTTCATCATGCATTAGGATACTCAGTTATTGTTTCTGCAAAACCATATTCATCATCTGGCATTGCGTTGGAAGGATCTGGTAATGTCATTACATTTGCATACTTCAAATTAGCTGAAGTAACATCACGTATGTTTGTATTGGCTGAATGAATAACTTTAGAACCACCTTTAACTGGTGGGAATAGATAACCTTTTACTGTAAAGTCTAGATTCCATATAATCAAACGAGTGGTAGAGAAATCACCTTCGTAATCTACTTCATTTGATACAGAGTTTAATATGATTGGGATATCATATTTTAGTCCAATTTGTGGTATTAAAGTTGCGGTTACTGTAAAGTCTGGAGTAAAGAATGGAACAATCTGTTCAATAATTTGTGTACCATCTTCTGTATTTCTTACATATACTGATGCAGAAAAATTAAAGTCATAAGGAACTGGGACATATTGTTTATATGCAGTTGTACCAGTTTGTGCCGCACCGTTAGTCATTGTTGACACCATCTTACGTGATGAGTCATAGGTCATTCCAGTTAACTCAAATGAGATACGAGGAACAACAATATTAACTGAACGAACTAAATCTGGATCAGTAGTTATTCTTGTATAGTATTTTTCTTTGGCACCATAAGATAATGGTACTCTAAATCTTTCTTTCGGAGTAAGTCCATCTTGAGTATAACGAACCAACTCAATGTCATTGAGAACTGTACCCATCGCAATAACCATCTTGCGAATCGTTCTGTTATAAAAATGATCGTTACCTAACATTATGGCTCACCAAAAGGATTTGTTTCTGTGAAATCGATGAAGTCAAAACCTTCACCTTGAATGTCATTATTATTAATCGTATCTTGTAAATTGATATCATCAAATGTTACCATTGAATCTTCAGATCCAGACATAGTATATCTTGCATTGCTAGTGTTACCTATCAATAAAGTATTAGCACTAAATGTACCATTCACTCTTATGACATCGATATAGTTATTACCAACTAAATTGAGTGTGTGAACGATTGCTTGTGCGTTAGCATTTGCAAGATCAGATCCTTGATATACAATTTCACCAGAAACAAATCTTCTTTCTCCACTTTCTAAAAATGGAATTCTTGTACGGCGATAACTATTAAATACTTGTTCATCAATTTCTGTAATTCCAGTATCAATAACTTCATCAGAGAATACAAATTGTTTTAATTTAAGTGCATACACATAAACATTACCACCACGACCACGACCTAATGTATAGAACATTGCCTGATCGTTCTCATGTTCAACAAAAGTAATTTCAAAAAAACCTGTTAATAGTGGTATATAAATTAAATCACCTTCACGTGGACGAATTAAATTTGCTGCTCCTGTTGCATATTTAAATCTACGACGAGAAATTAAAACAGTAATTTCATCACGAACCTCTAAACCAAATTTGGACATAAAGTCCTGATCGCCATCCATCGCAGTAGTATTCTCAAGATACAATTCTATAGGATAACCTTTAACGTATTGTTTTAAAGTGTCCTCACCATAAATTTTATCAACAACATCTCTACTTGTACGAGGTAGATAGAATACATCCATTCCATAAATTTGCATAGCTTCAATAACCAAATCTTCAACTAAAAGTTGTTCTTCGGTTATATGATCTTTGGGAAAATTATTAAAATAAAAGTTTGTTGACATATTAACCCATGAACATATCGCCAGGCAATACGTTTGTACTGATAAGTTCTTCTTCTAACTCTTTTATTTCTTCTATAGCTTCATCGTATATTTCTTTACCGTTTAGTGTAACACCACCTGGCATTTGTATGCCACCAAACTTTTTCATGTTAGTTCCCCATTGCATTTTAATTTTAGCAGTAGCATAACGTTTAAGGAAACGATCATTCCAAACATCTGTGTTACCTTCTTTTGTTACGGTAATACCAGATGTGTTTGATGAATGAGGACTATCTAAAAGCATCTCTGTTGGAGAAATGATTTTTAAAACTTGTTTCGCACTATTATCAATCTGAATGAATTCTTTTTCAGTCAATTCCTGATCGAACTTTGTACTTGTACCAATAACGGTATTTGAAGTTGTGTTGCCAGATAGAGTACCAGTTATTGTAATTGATTCTGGTTCTATACGACGGTAACATTCTGCAACAACATATTGACCGACATCTAAGTCTCTTGTCCAGTCAATGTCTAAGAATAGTTTATTTTGATGACGATTGAATCTGAACTGTGGAGTACCAGAGAATAACAAATTCAATGTACGAATATGTTGCATTGTAATCTCATATGACACATAGGATACCGATGTGAAGTCATAGAGATCATGCAGACGTAATTGATAACGCAAGTCGAACATATTGATCGATGAATTGGATTCATCAAACGGGATTATTCCGGTTACAAATATAACAGAATCCGGACAATAAATCCATCCACGATCAATATCTTGTTGAGTGATTCGATGTTTCAAAAACATCTTTTCGGTACCATCGTAATGATAATCGTACCAAAACTGTAATGATTCATCGATACGATCATTTACTTGATCGTCATCAACGTTGATTTGTAGAACTGGCCAGCCTAATTTACGTAGACAGTAGTTCTTAAATTCTTCTCTTGTAGTAGGTTTTGCCATAGTTTCTCTGATACTCTGGTAATTTATTACCTATTTATCTAAATTAGAGTTGCAAGTACCGCCACAATAAAAATAGATCCACATAGGAAACCAATTGCCTTGTAATACTCCAAGACCGGAGTCTCAAAATATGTCTTTCCTACCACAAAACATTTGTGTACTGGACTTAACATATATCCAGCATAGTCGATTGCAGTAAATAATGGCAGATACTTGATACCAAAAATGGTACTTAAAAGTGCGACCATCCCTGCATACTTACCAGAACTTCCAGTCGCAAAACTGAATAAGAAACTCAGTAGTGTTGCAACCGCAATAAACTCTGACGTAGCCTTTAGGATATCCGTTACTTCACCAAGATATAACTTAATCACATTGCCAAGAACTAATACGATACCAGTCCAAACCAATACTTTCCAATCTATCCACTTTTCTGTATGTGTGTGGATATGACTTGCATGTTCATCTTTGATTTCAATTGCAATATCATCTTCTTTTAACACATAGAAAATGTAGAATAATGTTACAAAAACGGATGCAGCTAACAACGGCCAAATGATTCCAATGAACTGAACGTATGTTAAACTTAGAACTGCCATCGGAACAAGAACTGTCTTTTCCAATGGTGACCAGAAATAATAATGATGCGTACTTAGATAGTCGATGATTCCATATATTTTTCTACGACTATCGTTGGGTGCGATAGTATTTAGAAACCCTGCACTAACCGCAACCCGTCCCGGAATTGGTAATATTCCAGTAATCAGACTGATTAGAAATACAACTGCACGTTTAGATTTAACTTTTCTAATGATCCAATCATATACAGGTAAAAAATAACCTTTAGATTTTACCCATCCAGATACAATCATTATACCTAGAATGATGAACAGAATTGAATATCCGTCTATCAATTTAAGCAAAATGTCCATTATAAGCCTCCTTAGTTTTTAGTCTATTAAATATAAAAGAAAAGTAAGTTAAGTATTTTCTTTTCTGTAACCACAATTCATCGTGTTTATTTTTGTCTCTAACAACCAATTCTAGTTGTTGTTCAGTCATAGGAATTATTTGTGCAAGTGGAGTACCTGCTTTAATCGTATGACTTTGATTCTGTAAATTCCAATAACCTTGTATATTAATCTCTGTACTTATACTTGGATCTAAAACTCCTATCGCACTTTCAAATTCAAACGTATCTGGATATGGTAATGGTAAAATTAATAACTTAACATTCTTTGGTGTAATTACATGCCATGGAGTATTAAGTTTTAATATTGATTTGACTGACCATGGTTTTTTTGGAATATGTTTTGCCAATCCATCATGGACTTGTGATTGAATAATATCTTTACCTAATAAATCTTGTAGAGTCGGATCTGGAATGGTTACATTAAAACCAACCTCATTCGTTTTTATCTCTACATCTATCCAGTTTGAAATAATATATCCAGTTGTAAACATATCAAATATGCCTGGACATTTATAGATATGAATGTCTTTTTTATCAGACTTCATGTAATCTGTTTTTGCTGCGTATACCCATTTTGGTATTACTTCTTGTGCTGGACGAATAGGAAATGCACCAGCAACACCTTCAATAGAAGAAAAGAATTCAATTTTTTTCATGGCATAATCATAAATGGTGTTTGGAATCTAATATTAAATGCAATATTAATCCTATATTTATCTGACGTATTTACTTCTGTTTCATGTGGCATCCATCCTGGCCACAGAATCAA